AAAAAACCAGCCAAAAAGACCACCAAGGAACAAGCACCTACGCCTGTTGAGCTGCCTGCCGTGGGCTCAGCTGCGCGAAAAGCGATGATCTTACAGGGTCTCATCAAGGAGTAAGTCATGCAATATGATATTTGGGCGATAAACTCGGCCCCGGATGACGACATTCTTCGCACCAACGCGTCTATTGCAGCCGCTGGTGCTTTGACCCTGCTGACAACCAGTGTGTCACCGTATGGCACGGGGTATAAGATTGGCATAACATCTGCCGGTAACGACGCTGGAATTACTTTTACCATCGTCGGTATCAAGGTCGGTGATCTGACCGGGGCTAATACGACCGAAGTGGTGACCGGTGCTAACGTCGGTGTGGCTACGTCGGCTAACTTCTACACGGTGGTGAGTCGAATCACGGCAAGCGGTGCCTCTGCGGGCAACGTGAAGATCGGTTCTGTTGGTTCTCTGGCGCTCCCCCGTACGCGGATCAAGGGCTTGTACTACGTTGCAACCGCAACCGCGGGGTCAATAAAGTTTAACCTGAACAGCTCTAGTGGTTCTTTGTTACTGCAGGTAGATACCCCGACAGGCACCGCATTCTCCGATAGCATTATTATTCCGGGGGAAGGTATCTTAACCACTCGCAGTAATCGAACAGATTTTGCGGTAATGACCCTAAGTGAAATCACAAGTGTGACGGTGTTCTGTGGCTAAATCACCAGCGTGGACTCGTAAGGAAGGCAAAGACCCTAAAGGTGGATTAAACGCCAAGGGTCGCGCCTCTGCAAAAGCTCAGGGTATGAACCTTAAACCCCCTGCGCCAAAGCCTAAAACCGACAAAGACGCAGCCAGACGAAAGTCTTTTTGCGCCAGAATGAAAGGGATGAAGGCCAAGAACACGAGCAGTAAGACCGCCAGTGACCCAAACAGTCGGATAAATAAGAGCCTGCGGGCTTGGAATTGCTGAGGTAGATCATGCCTACTGTATCCAAACGACAACGAAAGTTCATGGCCGCAGTGGCGAACAATCCGAAGTTTGCTAAGCAGGTGGGTGTTCCACAGTCAGTTGGTAAAGAATTCAACAATGCCGATAAGCGTAAAGCTAAAGGAGCAAAGAAATTATGAATATGAAGATGATGTCTCCACGTAAGCGTATGGACATGGAAGGCTCTGGCCCAACAAAGAAAATGGCTAAAGGCGGCTCTGCTTGCGGCCCCAAGAAAATGATGGCTGGTGGTATGGCGAAGAAAGGCTACGCTGCAGGCGGTGTAACTCGCGCTGACGGTATAGTTGCTAAGGGCCACACCAAAGGCAAGATGGTCTAAGTATGATGCCCTGTCGCGGGATGGGGGCGGTTGCCCCCGATAAAAAGCCGGGGGCTTCCTTTAAGAAAGGAGGCACCGTCAAAGACGCCTGCTACAATAAGGTGAAGGCACAATACAAAGTTTTCCCATCGGCCTACGCTTCTGGTGCGATTGCCAAATGTCGTAAGCGAGGCGGCTAAAATGGCCGTTCGCAAGACTGAAAAAGGTGCGTCGTTAAAGCGCTGGTTCAAAGAAGACTGGAAAGATGTACGCACCGGCAAGGCGTGTGGTCGCCAAGAAGGTGAAAAACGCGGCACGCCTTACTGTAGACCGAGCAAGCGGGTCTCTGAGAAAACGCCGAAGACCTCAAGCGAAATGACTGCGGCGGAAAAAAAGTCCAGAATAGCCCAAAAGAAGAATTTGGGACAACCAGCTGGGGCGCCCAAACGGGTTGACCCGCTGAAGAGGAAAAGGTAATGGCAACATCCGGCACCACAGCGTTTAACCTAGACTTCACCGAGATTGCGGAAGAGGCGTGGGAGCGTGCTGGACGTGAAATGCGTTCGGGGTACGACCTTAGAACTGCACGCCGTTCGATGAATCTGTTGACTATTGAGTGGCAGAACCGTGGTCTTAACATGTGGACGATTGAGGAAGGCACGATAAACCTCGGTCAGGGTGTTGCCACGTACAACCTGCCTGCCGACACTATAGACCTGCTTGAGCACGTTGTGCGCACCGGTGCGGGTAATGCGTCTACTCAGTCAGACCTGAACATCTCACGGATAAGCGTTTCTACCTACTCCACTATTCCCAACAAACTGAACCAAGGTCGGCCGATTCAGCTGTATATTGATCGCGCCCGGGATAACCCCACGGTCACTCTGTGGCCTGTGCCAGACCAAGGTACGATTAACGCCCCCTACTACATTATTAAGTACTGGCGGATGCGCAGGATTCAAGACGCTGGCAGTGGTGTGCAGACTCCCGATGTAAACTTCCGGTTCTTGCCATGTTTGGTGGCGGGGCTGGCGTACTACATTGCGCAGAAAGACCCGGCTTTGATGCCGCGTGTACCGATGATTCAGGCAGAATACGAGCGTCAGTTTGAACTGGCGGCGGGCGAAGATCGTGAGAAAGCACCCGTTCGCTTCGTACCACGTATGTTTTATACGAGGTAGCCATGAGCAGCCGGTATGCTTCAGGTCAAAAGTCGCTATCAATCTGTGATGTATGCGGGTTCCCTTACAAGCTAAGAGAGCTGCGAGAGCTGATTGTTAAAGGCAGAAACACCAACGTCATGGCGTGCACTGAGTGCTGGAACCCGGATCACCCGCAGCTGCATTTGGGTGAGTTTCCTGTAGATGACCCGCAGGCACTGCGAAACCCAAGACCTGATTTTAACGAGTTCCCAGAAGAGCGAGCGTTGATCCTCCCGGTACTTGGGGTAAGCTCTGGCGGCACTGTAGGCTACGTAAGAATAGTTATATCTTAGGAGATGAACATGAAGAACAGCACCAAGGAACCAAAAGTCGTTGTAATGCCGGTGATACCGACGGTGTACAAAGTAGACACCGTTAACCAGCCGATTGATGTAAAAAGCAGCGGTGTTAAGACCCGCGGTAACGGCGCAGCGACCAAAGGCACGATGGCTCGTGGCCCAATGGCGTAAGGGGTAAACCGTGAACTACAGCGAACTGACTCAAAACATAGAAGACATCTGCGTACAGACGTTCACAGCAGACCAGCTCGCTATGTTTACTCAACAAGCAGAGCAAAAAATCTACACGACGGTAGAGCTGCCTGCGTTTCGTAAGAATCAAACAGGTTCGCTGACCTCGGGCAACAAGTATTTAACAATGCCCACCGGCATGTTGTACGTCTACTCTCTGGCGGTTATTGACGCTGACGGCGACTACTACTACCTGCTGAACAAAGACGTAAACTTCATACGCGAGGCATACCCCGGGCCAACTGATACCGGACAGCCCAAGCACTACGCGGTGTTTGACCAGAATACGTTCATTCTTGGCCCGACCCCCAACTTAAACTACAACTCCGAGATTCACTTCTCGTACTACCCAGAGTCTATTGTGACGGCCGGCACCACGTGGCTTGGGGATGAGTTTGATTCTGCGTTGCTTAACGGCGCGTTGGTTGAAGCCATACGCTTCCAGAAGGGTGAGCCTGACATGGTGGCGTTGTACGAGAAGTTGTACGTACAGGCACTCACTTTGCTTATTCAGGTTGGTGACGGTAAACTGCGTGGAGACGCATACCGTGATGGTCAAATAAAGAGGAAGATAGGCAATGCTTAGCGCGTTTGGTGGGGCAGAAATAGGCGAGATCAAGGCAACGCTGGTGTCTGGGCGGGGCTTTACGCCTGAAGAGCTGGCAGAGCAGGCGCTGAACAAGATTGTGTCCGTGGGCGGCAACTGTCACCCGGTTATTCGAGATCAAGCCGAAGCCTTTAAAAACGATATTCGTGGGGTGCTGGTGCATTACATGAGACAAGCGGTGCGGTCTAACCACACTACTTTAGCAAATAAATTCCGCGCCGCTGGGCATTCGGAACTTGTAAAATTACTGGAGAGTTAACATGGCTATTACCGTCACTACCGCAATGCCCACCAGCTTTAAAGTTGAGCTGCTCAAGGGTCTTCACGATTTTACCAACGGCGCAGATGTGTTCAAGATCGCACTGCTAAAGTCTGCTGCTGCAGGCTCTGGCACGTACGGCGCGGCAAGCACAAACTACTCTAACATTACCGGTAACACCGACGAAGCCAGCGGCACAGGGTACACGGCGGGCGGCAACACGCTCACTAACGTCACTCCTACTGCTGACAGCACTACGGCTATTACGGACTTTGCTGACACCACATGGTCAAGCGCGTCGTTCACAACTTGCGGGGCGATGATTTACAACACCAACAACTCAAACTCTGCGTGTGCGGTGCTGAGTTTTGGCGGCGACCAGACCGTGAGTTCCGGTGATTTCGCCATTCAATTTCCAGCTGCTGCCGCCGCGACTGCGATTATCCGGATTGCTTGAGATAGGGCTACCCCATGTCTTTTTCAGGGCCTACTAGCGGGTTTGGCGAGAGAAGCTGGGGTAGCAACGGCTGGGGCGGCTATGGGACTATAGTTAGCCTTGGAGCTGTTTGGGGCAATGGCGGGTTTGGTGAAGGTGCTTGGGGGGACAACTACAACGTCTCCGTAGTGGGCACAGGTTCGGTAGGCTCCGTAGTAATATCCGTGTCGGACAGCATAGTGCTGACAGGGGTGGAAGGGACAGGTTCTGTTGGTACCGTTGTAGCGTCTGTTTCTGACACAGTTGTGCTCGTGGGCGTTGAAGGCGCGGGTGCGGTAGGAACTGTAGCTACAAACTACAGCAGTGTTCAAATCCCAACCGGTGTGCAAGGCGTCGGTGAGATGGGCGGCTTTGAAGTACAGGTTGATGACATTGTCATCCCTATAGGAGTTCAGGGCGCAGGCGCAGTAGGCACCGTAGACCTAGTTATAGGGGATATTTTTGAACCCGTAGGTGTTGTAGGCACTGGACAGATAGGCAGCGCAGTCCCACGCATTACGTTTGCAGTAACCGGCGTTGAGGGCACTGGCGCGGTTGAAGCGGCGGGTGTGTCGCTTTCCCCGGTGTTTGCCGGGGTTGAAGGTGACGGCGAGATAGGCACTGTTACCCCTGCGTACGATACCGATGTCGCAGTGACCGGAGTGGTTGGCACGGGGGCGGTTCAAAACGTAGTGCCGCTGGTTAGAAAGGCTGTTACGGGTGTAGCTGGGACTGGGGCTGTAGGTAGTGTAGTCATATCGGTTGACGATGCCGTTATACCAACCGGAGTAGCTGGTGTAGGCGCGGTAGGTACCGTTAGAATAGTTGGATGGACAAACGTCAATGACGCGCAGACACCAAATTGGGTTAACATAAACGACGCTCAGACCCCCACATGGGTTAACATAGATAAAGCGGCTTAGGAGCTAACATGGCTAGTTTTACAAATGATCTACGGCTTAAAGAGATCACCACGGGCGACGAAGATGGAACGTGGGGCACCAGCACCAACACCAACCTGTCCCTGATTGCTGACGCGTTTAGCCTTGGCACCAAGCAGATGGCCGCTGACGCCAACGAGACCTTTACGATGCCGGATGCTTCGGCGGACGGTACGCGCTCGCTGTACTTGAAGATTACCTCTGCGGTGTCCTTGACTGTAACGCGCACCGTGACACTGGCGCCGAATACGGTGTCCAAGGTCTGGATCATTGAGAACGCTACGAGCGGCAGTCAGTCGATCACTATATCACAAGGCTCAGGTGCTACGGTAACCATTGCCAACGGCAGCAAGGTGATGATAGTAACCGACGGTGCGGGCGGCGGTGCGGCGGTAACCAATGCCAACCCAACTACAACGGCGGGTACGGTCACCTCGGTAGGCGGCACAGGCACAGTTAACGGCATTACGCTCACAGGTACAGTCACAAGTTCTGGCAACCTTACGCTGGGTGGTACGCTGTCTGGTGTGTCATTGACGACTCAAGTCACTGGAACCCTTCCTTTTGGTAACGGTGGCACAGGCTTGGCTACGCTTGGAACGGCTGGTCAGGCTTTGATTGTTAACTCTGGAGCCACAGCGTTAGAGTACGGTAGCGCAGGTGTATCAACAGGCAAAGCCATTGCGATGGCGATGATTTTCGGATTCTAAGGAGATAGAACGTGGCTAACCCCAACATAGTTAACGTCACAACGATACTGGGCAACACCAGTACCACACTGATCAGCTCAACGGCTAACCCGTTTGCGACTGCGCTTGTTAACAACGCGGCATCCAGCGGCAAGGTCTACAAGATCAACTCCATTGTTGCTGCGAACGTGGACGGCTCATCTGCTTGTGATATCACGATCAGCATCTTCTCTCAGGACGATCTGGGCGGTACGGGTACTGCGATTGCTTCAACGATCTCTGTTCCTGCTGACGCAACGCTGATCATCACAGACAAGACCACAACCTTCTATCTCTTAGAAGACAAGTCGATTGGTGCTACGGCCAGCGCAGCGAATGACATCGTTGTTACGATCTCGTGGGAAGAAATATCAAGCTGATAGGGGTATCCCATGTCTTTACGCCGACCTAATGGCTTTATAAGTGCTGGCTATGACCCGCTGGAAGTACCCAATGCGCCTACGATTGGTGTGGCGAGTGTTGCTTCAGCTACGTCAGTCTCGGTGACCTTCACTGCGCCTGCTAACGTGGGCGGGTCTGCTATTACAGGTTATGTAGCTACGGCGAAGAAGACATCAGACGGCACGACCATCAGCGGCACAGGCTCCTCGTCTCCGGTTACGATCTCTGGATTGACTAGCGGCTCTGCCTACACGGTCACGGTTGCGGCTGTTAACTCGTTTGGTCTTGGTGTGTCTAGCGCGGCAAGTAATTCGGTTACTCCGTTGGCGTTGGAATTGTATGTTTGGGGGTTAAACAACAGTGGACAGCTTGGTCTTGAGGATACGGTTAACCGTTCTAGTCCTGTTCAGGTTGCTGGGGCATCTTGGTCTGAAGTAAAAACCAAAAGTACATTTACTCTTAGCACAAAAACAGACGGAACACTATGGGCTTGGGGGCTAAATAGTGCAGGACAACTTGGCCTGAATGATACAGTTAGCCGTAGCAGCCCCGTACAAGTTGGAGCATTAACTACTTGGGCTTTAATATCAAATGGTTACGCAGCCTCTAGCGCAATTAAAACTGATGGCACACTTTGGGTTTGGGGAACCGGCAGTTTTGGACGTTTTGGTCTTAACGACACAGCAAACCGAAGCAGCCCAGTTCAAG